GCTTTCCTCCCAAACAGCGCCGACCAGTTCGACGTTGTGGCGGATCAACACTTTGCCGCCAAGGATCACATCCAGTTCGCTGCTGCGATCCCAGCTCAGGATGGCGCTGGCCTCGTCAATCGGAATCAGCGACAGCCCGCTTACGTTGGCTGGTACTGCGGTCTTGCCGAACGCCTGAACAGTCAGCGCAGCCGGCTCCACAGAGCGCCGCAGGCCAACGCTAATGCTGTAGACCTCCACCTCATAGGTGCCGGCGGTGGTATCGAGGATCTCGTAGTCCGGCCGCTTCTGCGTAGTCGATGACCAGTTGCCGTTCTGCGGCCGCCAGCGCACCAAATAGTCGTTGACGCCGACCACTGGCTGCCAGCTGATGATCAGCTTCGACAGGGCCCGGCCATTGTTCTCGTAGAGCGCCTCGGTGGAACGCAAGTTGGTGGGCGTTGCCGGGATGATGTTGAGGTCGGTAACGTCGCGCTGCTGCAGCTCTGCGCCGCGTTCGACATAGGTGTATTTGCTGGCGTTGTAGGCCAAGGCGGAGACCGAATACTGCGCGCCGTCCTGCTCCTGCCCGGTCAACACACGCCAGGCGGACGCCTCGATGGAGGTGGTCTGCACCACCCAGATGCTGTTGGCATTGGGCGCGGCGGTGAACGGCGTTGATGCGTCGATGTAAAGGATCACGCCAACGCGGTTGGTGATGTTGCGCGTCTCGACGCTGCCGTCGGGCAGGATCACGCTCACTGTGGCGTTGTCAGTCGGCAGCCCGGTGGCGTTGTCCACCGTCACTGTGGTGGTTGATGCGGTGATGATGCGCCCGCCGTAACGCACGCCGGCGCGCACAGGGTCGCTGATCTCAATCACCTGGCCGGGGCGCACCAGCACGCCGGCGTCGATGCTGGCGGTGAAACTCACCACTTCCGACTCGTACCGTTCGGAATACAGCAGCCAATCACCGATACGGCTGGCCTGCCCCCGGCTGGTGCAGGCGAACGCCGAGATCTCGGTCTTGATCACGCCGTACTTGCTGATGCCGATCTGGTCCTCGACCACCTCGTAGGCAATGTCGCGCGTGTCGAGATCGAGGTAGCTGACAACGGCCACAGTGGGGCGCGTCTTGCGGCTGCTGCCCTGGTAGCTGAAGCCCTCATTGGAGACGTTCGCCAGCGTGAACAGGTAGCTGGTGTCGGCCGGCTTGTCCTGGCTGATGGTCAACGCGCCGGTGCTCCAGTACGGCATAGCCCGGAACACCGAGCACATGTCGTTGATCAGCTTGTACGCCTCCTCGGGCGTCTGGATGTTGACGTTGCAGCTGAAACGCGGCTCAAAACCGCCAAAACCGTCAGGCACCAGTGCGCCGCAGTATTGCGAGGCGGAGTAGAAGGCCCACTTGTCCAGCTGTGCGGCCTGGATGTGATCACCGAAGCCGTAGCGGGTGGATGTGAGCAGGTCGAACAGGATCCAAGCCGGGTCGGTGGTCCACTGCGCTGCGCCGAACGTGCCGGACCACACACCGCTGTAGGTCAGCCGGCCGTTGGTGGAGTCCACCGTGGCGTTGTTTGGGATGCGCACCTTGATGCCACGCACCAGGTACGAACGGCTGGGGATGTTGTTGAACTGCTCCGCATCAACGCGGATCGCCACCAGTGCGCTGTTGGGGTAGCGCAGCTTGGCGTAGATGATCTCGGTGTAGCTGCTCCAGCTGAAGGCGTTGACGAGCTTGGCGCTGGCGCTGTCAGCCGTGACGCGCGTCACCTTGATGTCTACCGGGAACGCGCCGCTCAGGTTGACAAGGTAATCGCGCTGGTACTGATCTGCAGAGCGGCCAGCAATCGTGTCGTCGATGACGGTGGTGTAGCCGCCGCCGTTGTACTGAACAGCGATTTGCAGCTGCACGCTGGTGCCCTCGATGTCACCGGCATCAGTGAACAGCTGCAGCTGCGGCACGGTGATCGTCACCCGTGCGGCGTTGACGTTGGAGTCGGTGATGCTGCGGACCACTGGAGTGGCCTGCTGCACTGTCACGCTGACGCCTTTTTCATCCTCGACCTCAGAAGCGATCGGGATGTAGCTCTGGTTCTGCGTGCCGTTACGCGTGTAGACGGTGACGTTCTGGAAGTTGTAGGTGCCGTCAGCGTTCTGCAGTGGCGTGTTGTTGATGAAGATCGACTTGTGGCCATCCTTCAGGCCCTCGATCTCACCCTCGCTGATCAGATCGACCAGGTTCGCATACTGCGTACTGTTGAGGTTGTTGGCCGCCTCTGTAGGTGTGCGGGTGCTGCCGCCTCCACCGCCACCTTTGCCGCCGCCGCCCCCACCTCCGCCACCTGAGCCGGCGATGCCAAGGCCCAGGCCGGCGTTATGGACGCGGATGCCGCCGGCGATGAAGGTGTGATGGCCCTCAACGGTCAGGTTGTATACGGTGCCGCGGCCATGCTCGATGCGCTCAACAATCGGGCGCAGGTGGTCGTTCTCATCCACCAGGCAGTCGTCGCTGCCCAGCGAGCCAATCTCAACGAAGGCGTTGAACTGGTTCAACACCCAGTGGTTCGGGGTGGCATCCAGCACCGCACCGCCCCACAGGCGGTAGCGCACGACGCGCTCGCCTTCGTGGACGTGAACCTTGAGAACCTTGGCGTGATGCAGCTGGCCCTGGTCGTCGAAGCTGATTACCAGGTCGCCGGGCTGCAGCGTCTCAATGGCCCGCGGCCCGTCAGGCGTACCAACCAGCGTGTGCCCTAAAAAGCACCCGCCGCCGCCGCCACCGCCAGAGCCTGCAATCCGTGCCATCAGCCGGTCACCTGCACGGTGTCGATACCAGCCGAGATCACAACAGAGCCGACCAGGGTTTCGCCGTAGACGATCGGCACAGGCACGCCTTGGCGTGAGGTGTTCTGGATGCCCGAGAACGAGTAGGACTTGCGGGGGTCTTTTTCGCTGTTCGCTCCACTGGCCCCAGGCGCATAGACCTGCGGCACGGGCGTCAGCAGCTGCGCCACGCCGCCGAGCACCAGCGAAGCGCCGACGCCGACGATCAGGCTGAAGGCCGTGGGGCCGGCCCAGGCGGCAAAGCCAGGGATCAGGAACGCGGCAGCCAGCAGCGCCACGCCGCCAATGATGCGGCCCACGGCACCGGCACCCACTAGCACCGGGACGATCCTGATTGTCTGCTGGCCGGCAGGGTCATGCAGCTCGTCGGTGCTCAGGTCTTCCTTGCCCACGCTGACGCGGTAGTTCTGGTCAACCATGTGCCGCTCCAGCTGCGGGAAATTCGCCACCAGGAAACGCACCGCCTCAGCCGCGCTGGCTACCTCCGCACGAAACACCCGCTTGCCGAGGAATTTCGCCAGCCGCCCATAGACCCGAATCTCGCGCATCGTGGCCCGCCTCAGCCTCAGCCCATCGTAGTGAACTCAGGATGCCGCAATCTGCGGCCCGTGCATTTCTGCAACCAGCCACCGTAGAGATCACGGCTGCTCAGTCGCCCGCGGATGTGGTGCAGGATCATGCCGTCTCCGATGTAGACGCCAACGTGGTTGAGGCCCGGCCCACTGATGCTCATCAGCAGCGCGTCACCCACCTGCAGCTCCTCGTCCTCCGCCAGCTCACGGAAGCCGGCCAGCGTCCAGCAGTCATCAAACATCGGCGCAGCCTCAAACGCCTCAGGCGTCAGCGGGCGCTCCCAGTCCGGCAGGTTCAGGCCGTGCTCCAGCCACCAATCGCGCGTGAGCGTCCAGCAATCCGTCACACCCCAAGCCCATTCCCGCCCGATGAGCGGGGCCCGGTAACCGCTCGGCTTGCAGGTGTGCCACGCCTCGGTCTTGGGGTTGACGATGTGCCAGGGCAGGCCGCTGCGCTCGCAGGCCACCAGGTCCGGCCCGCTGGGTAGGGGCGGCGTGACCGGGTGGCTGTGGAACACCGCGATGATCTCGCCGGCATCCTCTGCAGCGGCGTAGTCGTCTGGCGACAGAATGAACTGATCGGTGCCGGTGGAAAGGTTGCTGCAGGGCCAGTAACGCCGGCGGCCCTTGACCACCACCACCAGGCCGCAGGCTTCGCGGGGATCCTCCGCCTGGGCGTGCTCTAGGGCTGCGTCGCGCCAGCTCATGTGAAGTAGGTCCCGACGCCAGGGAATGATCCGAACGGCAGCTCGGCGGTGGTGCCGAACCTGGCCTGGCAGCTGCTCAACCGTTTGCCGCACACATCAGCACCGGCCGTTGGCACCGGGCTGTCGTTCTCATCGAAGTAAGTGCTGGCGGTGTAGCTGCACTCGGTCGAGCGGTAGACCCACTGGCAGATGTTGGCGATGCACTGGCGCTTAGGCGCACGCACACCGGCCAGGTCAAACGCTGCAGCCAGCTCAAACTCCACCACGTCGCGGGTTTCGCTGACCTTGCGGTCGATGTAGTACACCTCCCGAGCAAATTCTGCGGCAGGGTCAGGTGTATAGGGGCTAACGCCACCGGGAAAGTTCACCGCGTCGATGTAGCGGGCCATGGTGCGGATCCGCGTCACCTTTGCGCCTTCCAGCCCTGACGGCAGCCCGGCC